TGGTGGAGTGCAACGGGGCCAACGCACGCATCGACGGGCTGGTCATCTGGCGGGCGAGCCCGCGCGGCTCGGCGGCGTACGGCATCGTTTCGAGTGGGCTTGGCACGCTCATCATCAACTGCATCGTCCACGATGCGGGGTACCACAACATCGGCCTGAACACCGGCGGCGGGAACCTCACCAGCGGCACCGTGCGGGGGTGCACGGTCTACGGGCTTGGGTACTTCGGGTCGTCCACGAGCTACGTGGCGTACTCGGACAACCTTGTCTCCGGTGTGCTGTTTGATCGGTGCGTGGCCTACATGCACGGGCTCTACATGCCCGACGGCACGCATCTGCCCCCGGACAACGGTACGAGCTACAGCGGCTCGATGGACGGCTTCTACACGCACGGCAACGGCACTGTCAGCGCCGTGCAGGACTACGAGGTCCGCGACTGCGCGGTTTACACCGACATCTCCATGATGACGCCCAACGGCGGGCCGCGTCCTATCTACGCACGGGCCTACGCGGTGGGGCAGACACGCGCACTCCTTGGCGATGCCTGGGACTGGCAAGCCTACCCCGCGCGGCACGTTCGATGCACCGCGCAGGGGTTTGGTGTGTGGGCCTTTGCCCCCGGCGCAGGAACCGGCTCGGCGATGAGCTTCCACGATTGTGCCTTCCGCAGCGGAGTACACACGGCGGGGGCTGGATGGGTTGACCTGAACTTCAGTGCAAGCAAAGGTGGAATCATCGGGCTTGGCACCAGCGCGAATAACGCGACGATTCTGTGGTCGGGAACGCTTATCACGGTTACGCAGCAGACCGCATCCGCAACGGGCTTCGGTGTGATTTCCACCGGCGACGGCACCCCGGCTGGTAACTCTTTGTACTTCCTCAAGTCCACCGTCCTTCATTGCGGAAATCTCAGCGGTCGCACCGGCGGCGAGGCGATGTTTGCGCACCGTCACTCAATGGCCGCGACAACGGCGCGGGTTCTATGCCGGGATTCGCTCTTTGCATTTACCGACGTGCGCAGCGGGGCGGCAACATACACCGGAACGGCAAACACGTGGCTGTTCCGTGACCAACTTGGGATTATGACGACCACACTCGCGCCCACGATCTACGACTTTGGGCACAATGCGTATTTCATCGGAACTACCAGCACTGTTTGGGCATCAAACACGCCCGGATCGACGTACAACACGGTTGCCAAGCTGAGCGATATCGACCCGTCAGATCGCGGGCTCGATCCATCGGGTGTCTACGGAACTTCGCCCGCTTTCCCCGATGGTGGCACTCAGGCTACAAACGGTCGTCCGTCCAGTGCGTTTATCGCGGCAACACTGCTGAACCGAGCAAACCCGCAAAACTCCATCGTCGGCGTCAATCTCACCAGGGGCACCAACATCGGTGCTTTCCAGAACGGTTCAGATCAATACGGTGGCGGCGGAACGGCTGCGGGCTTTGCGGCTGGTCTGGCTACCGGCATGTCGATCGGGGGAGCATGAGCAACGGTGAAGGCATGTCGGCGGCTTTGAAAACGCTCACGCGGATGCTTCGCCTTGGTGAGCTGTCCGAGCAGGGAGCGATTGACGCGCTCACGATGGCGCACAGAATCGCCAACGACGAAACCGCCACCGAACGCGACCGCATCAACGCGGGCAAGCTTATCTTCCAAGCCCAGAAACTGGCCCTCGATTCCGCGATTGAAATCAACCGCAACGAACGCCTCGACCAAGGGAAGTCTACCGAGAACGTCAAGCTCTACGGGGAGTTCGATCCATCGAAAGTGTAAAGGAACAACCCAAGGTGAAGCCCTCGGTGTTCTGCCCGCGCGGTGCGGTCAAGAACCTTCTCTATTGCAAAGACCTAATCGTGATGATTGACGGGCCGGCGGGCACCGGCAAGTCCCGCGGCGTGCTGGAAAAACTGTACATCTGCGCCGCGAACTATCCCCGATGCCGAATCCTGATCTGCCGTAAGACGCGCACCAGTATGACGACTTCCACGCTGGTTACGTGGGAGGAAAAGGTGCTGCCCGAGAACTCGCCCGTGTCGGCGGGGGCCTCGCGCAGCACGCGGCGAACGTACCGATTCCCCAACGGCTCCGAGGTTGACGTGTGCGGGCTGGACAACCCCGACCGGATCATGTCCACCGAATATGACCTGATCGCGGTCTTCGAGTCCACCGAAATCGACGAGGACGACCTTGAAAAGCTGCTGTCCCGCCTTCGCAATGGGGTCATGCCGTACCAACAGCTCATCCTCGACTGCAACCCCTCGGGCAACGGGCACCACCTCAAGCGCCGGGCGGACGACAACAAACTCACCCGGCTCCCGTCGCGGCACGAAGACAACCCGATGTTGCATAACGGGCGGGACTGGACCGACGCGGGCCGGAAGTACCTCGACGTGCTGAGCAATCTTACCGGGGCACGACGCGAACGGTTGCTTAGGGGTCATTGGGCGTCGTCGGAGGGCCTGGTGTTTGACAACTGGGACGCCAGCGTACACCTGATTGACCGCTTCGAGATTCCCGCGTCATGGCGGCGGATTCGCACGATTGACTTCGGGTTCACCAACCCGTTCGTCTGCCAGTGGTGGGCTATTGACGGCGACGGGATCATGTACCGCTACCGCGAGGTGTACGGCACGCGGCGGCTGGTGGAAGACTGGGCCAAGATCATCAACAAGCTCTCCGAGGGCGAGAACATCGAATCCACCGTCAGCGACCATGACGCGGAAGACCGGGCAACGCTCGAGCGCCACGGGATTCAAACCGTCGCGGCGGACAAGTCGGTCGGTGTGGGCATTCAGGCCGTTACCAACCGGCTTCGAGTCCAAGAGAACGGGCGGGCTCGGCTGTTCCTGTTGCGGGATTCGCTCGATCAGGCCGATACTGAACTGGAAGAAAAGAAAAAGCCCACCTGCACCGAGATGGAGATTGAGAACTACTCATGGGCCAAGTCCAAGAACGGTCAGGCCGAGAAGGAAGAACCGATCAAGGTTGACGACCACGGCTGCGACGCGATGCGCTACGCCGTGATGCACGTTGACAAGCACACGGGCTACTCGGCTGCGGTGGTCGATGTTGATATGGGTGGTCTGGGGAATACATTACCCGTAGACGAATCCGAAGATCCAAGGTGGTAAACATGCCGCGAAAGGTGAAGAAAACTCCGACCGCAGTACCACCGAAGGCCAAGCCTTCACAGGAGCAATACTCCGCCGCGATTGTGCGCCCATCGGACAGCACGGGGCAGATGCGGTACCCGCAGATCAACGCCGCCGAGGGCGTCCAGCGGTTCACCAAGTACGCCTACAAGTGCATCACAATCAACGCGAACGCGGTTGCATCGGTACCGTGGAACCTCTACCGCAAGTCCCGCAAGGGCACGGGTTCTTTCAAGGCTTCCCCGGTCAGTGCGGCGCGGAAGTCTCTGTTGCGGGCGTCCTCGCGCGTCGGCACCCGCAAGGCCATCGACATGGCCGACGAGTTGGAAGTCGTCACCGACCCCGAGCATCCCGCGCGGAAGTTGCTGGACAACCCCAACCCTCAAACGACTTGGCACGAACTGGCGTTTGCAACCGAGGCGTATTGCGCCCTGGGCGGTCAATGCGGCTGGTACAAGGTCCGGGGCATGTCGTCGGCTCCCCGCGAGCTGTACCCGATGAACCCGATGTATACCCGCCCGGTCCCTAACCGGCAGCAATGGATTTCCGGGTTTGTGTTTGGCCGCACGGCGGACCTCGAGCGCTTCTACGAGCGGAAGGACGTTGCGTTCTTCCAGCGGTTCAACCCGCTCGACCCTTTCAACGGAATGCCCGATATTGCCGCCTGCTTCCGCGAGCAGGATTTGTCCATCGCGTTCTCCCAGATGTTCCTGGCGACCATCGACAACGGGGCTCGTCCGGGGCTGGTGATCCTCATGCCCGGCGCGACACTCGACCAGCGCAAGCAGGTTGAAGCCGTGATTGAAGCGAAGTACCGGGGCTCGACCAAGAGCGAGAAACCGCTGGTGATGACGGGTGAAGGCGTGGAAGTAATCCAGTGGGCGCAGCAGACCCGCGAGTTGTCCTACCTGACCAGCGATGAAAAGACCCGCGACACGATCTGCAACGTGCTGGGGGTTCCCCTCGCGTTCGTGACGATGGACTCGGCATCGTTGGCACAGGCCAAGGAAGCCACCCCGATGTGGCAGCGTCAGACCATCGCACCCCGCATCCGGGCGATGGAGGACATCATCAACCAGGAAATCATCGAGGATTTCCGGGTCGCGCTCAATGACCCCACGCTGTTCTTCGCCTTTGACGACCCGGTAGACCGGGATTGGTTGGAAATGTCCACCCGCATGACAAGCCTGTACGGCGCGGGCATCATCACCAAGAACGAGGCCCGGCGCGAACTGTCGTTTGACGCGGACGCGATGGGCGACGGATACAAGGAATCACCGGACCCGTTTGGGGCTTTGTCCTTCGGTACCACGTCGGTCGATACGGCCACAAACACGCAAAGCACCGAAACGACCACCCAGCCCGAGGCCAAGCCCCAGCGGGTTCCGATTGAGTACGCCAACGCTGTTTTGGAGACTGTCGGCAAGGTCACGCGCGGCGAACTGACCGCCGACGCGGCCAAGGTTGCCCTCACCGCCCTGTACGGGGTGGACGCGGAAACCGCCGCAACGCTGGTGGATGCCGCCGCAAAGGCACCCGAGAAGACCACGGGAAGACCCCAAGAGACCCAAGAAGACCAAAACGACCAGCCCAGCGAGATTCCCAACCCGCCGCCCGACGACAACCCGCCCGCGCCCGACGACTCAACCAAGGGGCTCGACGATGGACCTCAGCCGCCTGTTTACCGGACTTCCGAGTTTTGGCACACTCGCAAGGGTTGTTCATGCTGCGAGCAGACCCCGGAAACGGCGTGTCGCGGCACATCGATGGAAAAGGGTGGCGTAGGGGTTCCCCGCATCATCGTCACCAACGAAGCGGCCATGTCCGAGGCTTTGCGGGCGTTCTTCGCCCAGATCGCGCCCAAGGTCGTCGCGGGCGTGAACTACGCGACTGGCGAACTGACGTATGTACCCTCGATGGACCCGGAAGCCTTCAAGCAGTTCAACGAAGCAACCGCACGTCAGATTTACGACCTGCTGAACGAGGGTTATGCCGCGGCGGTCGCGGTCGATCTTGCACCCGTCCAGCGGATCGGGAACGCCGATATTGCGGCCTTCTCCGCGCGAGCGGGTCAGGCGGTCGCGGATTACCAGGGCAAACTGTTCGCCACTGTCACGCAGACCGTCGAAAACCGCGTGCGAGAGGTGCTGCAAACGTCCATCGCGGCCGGCGAACCCATCGCCGATCGGGTATCGTCGATCAAGGAACTCATGGGTCCGGGCACCGAGTACGCTGCCGATCGGATTTCAAATACCGAAACGATGCGGGCCTACCACATCGGGCGAGAAACGGCATGGCAGGACTCGGGGCAAGTCGCTGGCAAAGAATGGCTGTTGAGCGGCAACCCGTGCCCGATCTGTGTCACGCTGTCCAAGCGGTACCGCATCGCGGCCATCGGTGCTCCGTTCATCGCCCGTGGGCAGAACATCATCGGCGAGAACGGGGCCGTGCTGGCAGTCAACGATTACGCGGACATTGACGGGCCGCCGGGGCATCCCAACTGTCGGTGTGGGCTTGCGGCGGTGTTTGTTGAGGCAAAGGGGTAAACATGGCCGAGGTACACCTGACGGAAAACCAACGCAAGGTCGCGGAACTTCTCAGTCGGTACTACGGGAATCTCACGAAGCCGAAGCCCCCACACAAGAAGTGGAAAGCGATGAACTGCAAGAAGGGAAAACCCCATGAACTACGGTAACGTCCGCTCCCGCATCGCAAAGACCGCACAGTGTTCGCCGGGGAACGTCGTCGTCAAGGCTGGCGAGATTACCCCCAGCGTCGATATGTCCAACCGCATGGTCTACGGGTGGGCCACGCGGGAGATCAAAGACCAAGAGAACGAGGTGGTTGTTGCGGACGGTCTGGACCTGACGACGTACTTCCCCGCCAAGGTCAAATCGGTGTACTTCAACCACGACATTGAAGAGGAACCCGTGGGCACGGCCCGGCGCTGCTACCGCAAGGGCGACGGGCTGTATCTGGCTACGCACATCCTCCCCACCGCGTTCGGCAATGACCTCCTCATCATGGTCCAGCACGGGGCGGTAGGGCACTACTCCATCGGCGGGGTGGTGCTGGACGCTTCGCCGCCGAACCCCGATGAAATGTCCAAGTTTGGCATAGACACCGAACTGATGCTCCGGCGCGTGATGCTGCGGGAGGTGTCTTTGGTCGCCATGCCGTGCCTGCCCGATGCGGCGCTCGAGGGGATCGCCCCCGACTACGACAAGTCCTACGCGAAGATCGACGAGCTGCTGACCAAGGGCCTTATCCGCCGAAAGTCCGCCATCCTTGCCGGGTTGCTTGACGCGGATCGAACGATATACTCAACGGGTATCGAGTTCGGAAATGACGATGATTGTGGGATTCGTTTCGGTTGACCTCCTTGTGCGCTTGTTCAGCGCACGCCTCCGCTCCTGTGCGGTTTAGCCCGCCGCACAGGGGTTTGACTTAGCCCGATTCTGCCGGTCTGCGCACCCGCGTTATCGCCCCGTGCGCCCCTAGGTAGTTCCCGCTAAGCGTGTTGCATTCGCACCATGCTTTGAAGGGAACACCATGAACTTTGCTCAGTTGATCGCTTTTGCCAAGAAGCAGGGCTACACCGGCCCTTGCGACAAGTCCAACCTTGACGCCATCCGCGATTTCCTCGCCAAGAAGGCGGGCGGCGCGGACCGCACCCTCAAGATCACCACCAAGTCGGGCGTGATGTCGATCAAGATCGGCAACATCTCCCTCGACGACGCGGGCAATCTGGTTGAGGGCGACCCCACGCTCGACATTATGATCGAGCCGTCCGGCAGCACCGGCGGCGATTCCGGCGAGGAAAAGGGCCTCGACGACGCCAATGTCATCAAGAACGTGGACACAAACGACATCGCCGCCAAGGTCATCGGGGTTGTCGAAAAGAACCTCGAAAAGGCCGTGAAAGATCACGTTCTCAAGTTCACCGGCGAAATCGGCGGCGGGATGACGATCCGCGAAAAGAACTACAACCGTCGCATCAAGGACGGTACCGCCAAGTTCTCCGACTACAAGGTCGCCAGCGCTTACGGCGACTACATGATGTATCTCCGCGCCAAGGCTCTCGGCCAGTCCGAGGAAGCGGCCAACCACCTCCGCGAAGCCAAGAAGACCCTCACGATGACTCCGGGGTCCGCTGACGTTCTCGGGACGGAGCAGATCATCCCTGACGTTCTGAAGCAGGTGGATGACTACGGCAAGACCGCACAGCGGTTCAACGTTGTGCCCCTGAGCGAACAGTCGGCGACGTACTTCCAGGCGCTGGCTTCGATTCTGACTGTCACCTATCCGCCCGAAGCGACGACGGTTACGGACACCAACGCGAACTATCGCCGACTCAAGCTTGACCCGCGTAAGGGCATGGTCATCACCAAGATGTCCCGCGAGTCGAAGGAAGACTCCAAGATCAATCTCGCCGAGCAGTCGATGGACGACATCGCGCGTTCTTTCGCTTATGCCGAGGACCGTGCCGCCATCAACGGCGACGGTACCGGCACCTTCGGCGGCATGATCGGGTTGCAGACGATGTTCTCGACCGCTGGCGCTGGTGCGGGGCTGACGCTCTCCACCGCCGCCGGTGCGATCAACACCACGTACGCGGGCACGGCTGCGGGCGACTGGGGCGGGTACGCCCTCGGCCACTTCCAGCGTGTCGCGGCGACCCTGCCCCAGTGGGTCTACGAGAAGTTTGCAGGCGACGTGGCTTGGCACTGCACCCGCGCGTTCTACGAAGGCGTGATGAAGCCGCTGGCTATCGCCTCGGCCCGCGCGACCGCTACGGAAGTCCTGACCTTGCAGGGCTCCACGTTCCTGTCCTTCCCGGTCGTGTTCTGGGAGAACATGAACCGCACCGCCAGCACCGGCACCAGCACCATTGACTGCTTCTTTGGTTCGATGAAGTCTGCGTGCTATCTGGGCCGGCGCAACGACCTCGAAATCAACGTCTCCGACCAGCGGTACTGGGATGAAGACTCCATCGGCATCCGGGGCACCATGCGGCACGACGTGAACGTCCTCGCGGCGGTCGGCAGCACCAGCACCCCCGGCCCCGTCATCGCACTCTACCAGTCCTAATCGTCCCCTGAACACACGCACACCACACCGAAAGGAAAGCCATGATTTCTCAGTTCGTTGATCCTGTCCGTATCGCGGGTACCACGCTCAACACCGGCGGTACCGCGTCCGTGAACGTCACCAGCGCCGATTGCCTCGGCTTCGACTTTGTGACCGTGATTGTGTCGCTTGGCGCGATCGCGGCGGGCGGCAACCTCAGCGTCGCCAAGTTGCAGTACAGCAACGACAATACCAACTGGACCGACGTGACCGGCGGTGGCCAGGCGACTCTTCCCGGCGACACCGACGACAACAAGTTCCTGATCTGGAACCGCAAGAACGTCAGCGGCGCGGCGCGATATTACCGCGTCGTCCTGACGACTTCCGGTGCCGTCAACACCGTCATCAACGAGGTGTACTACCTGCGCTCGGTCGGGGCTGCGGCTCCGCTCGGAACGACGGCAACGGTTCTGTCGGTGAACAACACGTAACCACGGGAGCGGGCCGCACCCAATCCCAACACCACTACCGCCAGCGCGGAAGCCTTGGCGGTGGCTTGAAAGGAGATGCACATGCGCATCAAGTTGACGGAGACTGTAAAGTACGTTGGCGAGAAGGGCTCGATCGTTGACATCGACGGGAACCAGGGCATCCAGCTTGTCAAGGACAAGAAGGCCGTGGAAATCATCGTGTCCGATCTGGTCATGGCGACCGAGCGGACGGTTGGCGACATCCGCCGCGAGTTCGGCTGGGGCGACTTCCCGCCCGCGCAGAAGACCAACGCCAAGGCCAAGCCGACTATCGAGTACGAGGACGAGCCCGAGAGCAAGTAAGGGGGGCCAATGGCGAACCCGTATCTGACTTCCGTAGCCGACGTGAAAGCCGATCTTGGTATCACCGTGACCACGTACGACGCGCGTCTGTTGTCGTACGTAAAGAAAGTGACTTCCATGATTGAAACGATCTGCAACCGCAACAACCCGCCCGCCTACTCGGGCGGGTATTGCGCTTTCATCCAGCGTGCGGCAACCGAGAAGTTCACCGGGTTCGACGGCCCCAGCGCAATCCTTACCTTCTCGCCCGTGTCCGCAGCGTCGTCTTTCAGCATCACCGATTCGAGCGGGAACGCGATCGCCTCAACCGAGTACGCGGTGGACTACGCGGCGGGAATCGTGCGGTTCAAGTGGGCGCAGAGTGAGGATTACCAGTGGTCTACGCCGTGGGGCATTCCGGGCCGGCGGACCCCGCGCCCATCACTGGGCAACGTGTACCTCGGCGTCACGGTCACGTACACCGGCGGGTACAAGCCCACCGACTACAACCCCGCCGTTGACACCAGTTTTGCCACCGATACCCCGATCGTGCCCGACGATTTGCAGTTCGCGGCCATCTCCGGCGTAAAGAAGATTTGGGATTGGTACCGCCTTGGCAACACGATGGTCCAATCTGAAACGCTGGGGCAGTATTCGTACACCAACGGCGGGCCGGGGCTGAGCGGGTCACAGGCCAAGGAACTCAACGCCCACCTTCGCGAGCTGGTCGGGGACTACATCCGCAACCCGGTCATGGGGAGCAACATCCCGTGAAGAACATCGACGCCATCAACGAGTACAAGAGCCGCCGCAACATGGTCGAAGCCATGCACATCCTCGAGGATCGGCTTGCCGAGAAGCGGTTGCGCATCCGTATCAACTGGTTCAAGTTCATCCGCGCGTGGGTGGTTGTCGGCGTCTGCGGCTGGATTTTGTGGAGGGCCTTCGCGTGAGTGCTGTCGGCCTTATGACTGATCTTGTGGACGTGTACTACCGAGACAACACGTTCAACAACAACACGGGCGGATATACCGTCGGCTATACGCTGAACGAGTCCGGTATCCCCTGTGCGATTCAGAGCGCCGGGCCTTCCGAGACTCGCATGGACGGTTCCGACCGAGGCATCTTCCGCGTCACGTTCTACGTGCCGATTGACACCCAGTTGACCGCAAACTCCTATCTGTCCGTCACCACCGGCACGTACAACGGCAAGTTCTTTACCGTCACCTCAGCCCCAATCGACGACGCGGGCCGAGGCGAATACCTCCGCGTGTCCGCTGAACTGGTGGAGGGCTTTACCAAACCGTGAGCGCCGAAGTGTCCATCAAGATCGACGCTCAGCAGTTTCTCGCCACCGTGCGGGGTGCGGTCAACGATGGTTTGTTCGCGTCCGGGCTTGCGTTGCAGGATGCCATCGTGCGCGGGTTCGGCAGCAACCACGGCGGGGCACCGTCATCGCCAGGGGCTTTCCCCAACTCGCAAACGGGCATCGCGCGGGCGTCGTTCGCCACCGTCAGGGGCGACGGGTTCGCGTTGGTTGGGTCGGACGTGCCGTATCTCCGCTACCTCAACAACGGAGCGTCAATCAGCCCGAAGAAGGGCAAGGCGCTGGGCATTCCGCTCATACCGCAGGCAAAGACGCTCGTTCGCCGGTCCGGCGGGTCTATCCGCGAGGCCATCAACGCCCTCAAGGGCATGGGCGTTGTCACCTTCCGCCGTAGCAATAGCGGCGTGGTGGTGATTCTGGATACCGGCGGCAAGGTCAAACGCGGGCTTGCACGAGGCACCAAGAGCGGCGAAGCGTGGTTTCTGCTCACGTCAAAGACGATCCATATCGCGCCGAGGCCTTGGGCGCGGCTGGGCATTGCTCGAGCGCGTGGGGCGATGCTTCGGCGGTTCGTGTCCGTCGTGCGTTCCAAGCTGGGAGGTATCGCCTAGTGGCACAGCAGTTCCCGAAAGTCTGGGCACAGATTTACGCCCGCCTCTCGGCTGATTCGGGGTTGCTGTCACTGTTGCAAACCACCGCGCCAGGTCAGCCCGCTCCGATCTACAACACCATCGCGCCCGAGGCCGCTGGGTTCCCGTACGTGCTGTACAACATCGAATCCAATCTCGCGTCCGATGCGTTCAATGCCCGCGTGCGTGAGCTGGTGTTTCAAGTTCATACCTACGTGCAGGAACAGTTGTCTTCCGCAGACCCTTGGCAGCGAATCAGTGATATCGACGCAAGGATCACCGGCGACTGGCCGCAGCAGGCATCACGGCTCCCGACGTACGGGCTTGACCGCTGGACGATGACCCTGACCGGGAGCGGTTGGGTTGCCGATATGTGCGGCCTTCTCGATTCCACGCCAGCAAACGAACTCGGGGTATTCCACACCATCCACCGCTTTCGGGTGCTTTGCACCGAAGTAGGAGTCTAACCATGCCCGACGCACCTCTTGGCGGATATTCATGCAACCTCTCATCGTGGGGCGCAAACAGCAACCAGTACGTCACGATGCTGTCTCGCATGAACTTCAAGTCAGCCAATCTGGTTGTGACTGGCGAGAACTACAACGTGTCCGCGCCACTTGCAACCATCGCCTCGCACGTCGCTGGCTTGCGTTCGTGGGTGGTTGATATGGAGTTTGAGGCGTACACCGCACCCCGCATCGGTAACGCGGGTTTGGTTACGTGGTCTGCTGGTGGCTACGCAAAGTTCATCGAGGGGTTCGTGTTCACACTGGAGTACCCGATCCATGACGTGACTTCGCTGCGTGAAACGGTCGGGGGCACGATCCCGACGTGGCGTACGTACATGCCCGATCTGGGCGTGTGGTCCGGTTCGTATGCGGCAAAGTTGAGCGATACCACGGCCCCGATCGTGCCCTCAGTGGCAAACACGGGCACGGGACAGACCGGGGCGGCATCGCCGCCCACGATCACGCTGGTTTACGGCGATTCGGCTACCGATGAATCGTTCTCGGGCTCCATCATCACCGAATCCACCGCCTACATGATCGGGCGTGGTCAGGTGGCTATGGCGAACATCGGGTTTAGGGGTATCGGCAACCCCACCAGCGCGGGCACGGCTCCCGTGTGGCCCGGTGGCTCGATCGGGCTCCCCCTATGGACTGACGGCGCATCATCGCCCGTTGGCCCGATCACGCTGGCGAGCAAGAACGGCGCGCGGACGTTTGTTGGTGAGGACGGGTTTATCACCCGCTTCTCGCTCGCCTGCGCGGTCGGTCAACCCGTCACTGTCTCAATCCGGTACCAAGGCTGCGGAACACTTACCACGAACTGATAGGGCACCAGCATGGCGCTGAACAACTCCAATCAGGTCGGCGAAGCGTTCATCAAGGTCACGGCCAAGATGGACCCCCAATCGGTGCAAGCCGCCGGGAACGCCATTGGTACGGACCTCAAAGCGAAGGCTGAACAGGCCGGTACGGCGATGGAGCAAGCCGCCAACAAGGGCGAGAGTGCTTTCCGCCGATTGTTCAACTCGGTGCGGGGCGGGTTCTCGGGGTTCGGCGGGGTTGCGGGGCAGATCGGCGGAGGGCTGGCGCGAACCGCTGGGCTGGACGCTGGGGGAATCGGCGGCGCTGGCACGCTTGGTCGGCTTGGCGCTGGGGTAGGCGCGGCGGCTACTGGCGTGGGCCTTGGCGTCGCGGCGGCGTTCGGCATTGATGCCGTGTTGAGCGCCCGTGGACGAATAGCATCCGAAGATGTTGAGTCAGCGCAGGGCACGGCGCGTCGTGCACGCGCTCGGCAAGAGGCGTTGACACAACGACCAGAAGGACACGAAAACTATTTCAGATTGCGTGACTTGCTCTCTCAGCAGCAGGATGAAATTGACCAAGAAGCCGCAAAAGCCGCTGAAAGAATAAACTCGTTTTCTGGAAAGGTTGCGGGAGTTGCAGAATACTACCTCGGGCAGTCAGTGTCCGAGTTTTTCGGTATTGAAACACCTACCAAAACTGCGGAACGTGTGAATAAAGCCCGCAAGCGAGCCGCAGATACCACAGGGCTTATTCAGACTGCGCAACAGCAGGATTTTTATGGGCGATTAGATCAAACAGTGCAAGGCATATTTGGCCAGATCAGCGGCCAAACCATCGGCCCCGGCCAATCACCCGACGCGGCCTTTGCGGACGTGAATAAGACCATGCTGTCCGTGCTGGCGGAACTCAAGGCCATCAACAGGAACACCCAATAATGGGCGGCATTGAATACATCGACCGTGGGCCATTCGTCGGCGACCGTTGGGGACGCAAACGCGCCGTGCGCGTGTTCCGCCTGTTCGGGAACATCCAGCCCGAGCAGATCATCACCAACCCCGAGTACATCACCCTCACCGATGGAAGCTCGCTACCGGCATACGACAGCATATGGGAGGGCCAGAAACTTGAGCAGTACGCCGTCAGCCAATCGGGCACGCTGATCGAGGCGGTTGCCATCTACACAAACGATTGGTACCGGCCCGAGGTTGGTGTCGAGAACGTCACCCGCACTACCGAAATCCCCTTTGCGGAGCGTGTGCCCACCCGCACGGTGAACAACGTCACGGTCGGTTCGTACGTCTGGCGTGAGCGAAAACTGAACGTGCAAGTGAACGCCGTGCGCTGGTCGATGAAGGTGCGGGTGGACAAGGATGAGTACCTTGTCAATGCGGCCTACGTCGCGGACCAGAAAGGCAAGATTCACAAGATTACTGTCGGCGGAACGTCGGGCGTATCAACACCCGGCGGCACCGCTATTTACGCGCAGTTCGACGTGGGCTCGGTCGTACAGGTCACAAACTCGCTTATGGAAGTGACCTACTCATGGTTGACCGACCCCGGCGTGAAGACGCTGCCAAAGCCTTTACCGACCAGCGACGAGGTAACGACAAACCCAGAGGAACAAATTGATCTTGCGTGGCCTATGCAAACTCAGTTGTCAATGCTTCCGGGCGATAGTTGGGATTATGTGCGAGCCCCATTTACCACGCTGCTGATGCTTCGTCGTCCGGCCCCGGTCGGGCAGTTATTTGAGCCCAAACCTCACTTCCGATCCTTTCGCCCGTTCGTTTACGACGAGAACGGCCCGGCGGGTCTGCCCGGCTACGACGCGACCGCGTTCCTACCCGTCACGATTCCCGGCCCCGGTGGTGGTGGCTAATGGCTTCCCAACCGATCCATGCCGTCGTCGTCGCGTCCAACGTGCCGAGCGCCCAGAACGAGGCTGGGGACGAACTCAGCATCCAGTACGATGTGGACGTGGACATGCCGGACGGCGTGGTCATCCGCATCACCGGCGATACGCAAGCCCTCCCGCGCCGCTGGCCTTTGAGTGTGCTATGCAGGCCGCATCCGACGGGTCAGTCCGTGCTTGGCTTCCTTGTAAACGACCAAATCGTCCTAGACTACCGCGCACAACCAGAGTCCGAGATTTGCGGGCAGACGACACCATGAGAAAGCAACTTCGCCATAACGACATGCTGGACGCGGGCGCGGCATCAAACCGCACGATGTTCAGCGTTGAGGGCATCGACCAAATCACATGGTCGATCCGTCAAATGGACGCCGTAAGCGGTGCGTACCAGTTTGAACTGAAGATCAGCCATGACGGCATCATCTGGTCGTCACTCTCCACCCCGTCAGTGCTGACCGCCGATGGTGTCACGTCCGCCGCGATCACGGTGTTCGCGGCAAAGATGGGCTGTATCGAAGTGTCCACCCCCAAGGGTTCAACCTCAATGTTCGCCGTGAGTGTTTACGGTGAAGGCGTCGAATCAAACCTCATGCCCGGCGGCGATCGTTCGTCCGGCGGCTACGAAGTAGGAGTCTGATATGGCAACTGTCGTCGTCCCGCAGGGAACTACCGACCTTTCGTCTTTGAGCATTTCAACCGGCGATAGCGTCCTCTTCAACGAGGGCGGTCAGAACGTCACCACGCTCTTCGCGGGCGGAGTTTCCAACCTTGCCAGCGTCTATGTGGGCAAGTTTGCGAACGTCACCGTGGGCAACGCCACCACCGGGCCGGTCACGACCCCGATCAACACGCTGTTGAGTCTCAACGGCTCCGGCGGATCGTGGATGCAGAGCGGGAATACCACCCGGATCAAACTGCTGTCCAATCAGAACCTCAGCCTGACCGGGGGTACCCATGCCTCGGTCGAGGCATCGAACGGGTCTGTAACCATCGCGGCGGGAGCAATCGCTACTCAGTTGGTCAGCTCGGGCGCGACGGTGTTTGCCGACTACATCACCAGCGCCGACGGGTTCCAGCATTGTCGAATCTCCGGCGGTGTTGCAACACTCGGACGCGGCACGGATTCAAATCACAGCGGCTCTACCATCGAAATCACCGGCGGCGCGGTTGTCACGATGAAGCGTACAACCACCGTCGCCGGCAGCATTCCCACGATCACCGGATCAGGAAATAGCGGTGTGTGCCGCGTGTTTGGTGCAAAGCTGATCTACCAGGGCGGCAACATCGACACACTGATCGGGCTCAACTCCGTTATCGACCTCAGCGGCGTGCCCGCGAGCCTGACCATCACCAACCTCATCATCGACCGGCCCACCTACGAGCGGTCGGTGTTCAAGAGCAACTCCAACCCGCTGGCGACCGTCACCGTGACCAATGTCACGATTTTGGGTGCTGAAACGGATACGCTGGTGCTGTGAAACTGCTTATCAAGCAGGGCAAGGTGCTGGTATCAGCCGCGCGGCGGCTCTTGTCCATCGGCACGCAGGATTGCCCTTGTTGTGGTCCAACCGGCCCGCTCTACATGCGGTTCAACCCATGCGGCTACCCAGGTGGAACGCCGGTTTGGGTGTCAGTGCTGGCGGTCGATCCGAACGCCGGCGCGGCGCTGCTTCAACCGTTTCCCAACGGGCCGTTGCGGTGCTACTGCGGTTCGGGTGTTATCAAGCCGCTTTCAGAGATTCCTGCGGGGGACATCAGCCTTCCGCAAGGGTCGAGCTTCTCCCAATACCAGAACTGTTGCCAGTGCCTAGGCAGCGCGATTAGTGACAGCCCGTGCCAGTATGCGCCCGGGTTCTACAACGGCACCTTTGAATACTGCTGTTGTTCGTCGGTCGAGTCAGGCCCCATTCAGGACCGCTTAGCGATCGTCGGTTCAACCCACGCCGAATCGCTGATCGACTACCAGTTTGGCCTGACAGGGCGGGCTACGCAACGGCTGGTCGTGGATCTGGTCTACAACGGAAGCGGGGGCACGGGCACCGAAGTTTACACCGACACCGGCGACCCGCTGGCGAACTACTCACGGTCGTACCCATTGCCACTACTTCCGGTGTTTGCGCCGGGCGGGTTCTGCGGCCGCGCGGTGATGGAAGAGCTTGCCCGGAGCGCCGCCCGATCAGTGCCATCGGTGATCTTCTCTCAGCCGGTCGGTAGCCCCAACGAAACGTATTCGGAGTCCGCGTCCGCGACTTGCACCACGGGGACGTTCAGTTCGACATACCTGTATAACGACACGACGAGTGTTGACTTTGTGACATACGGGTATCGGACGTACCAGTACGTCACCCACCAGTACACCGTCATTGCCAAGCAGACCGGCGCTATCTGTGACTGCTACGGCGCGTCTGTACCGGGCATCGAGGCCGTGAACGCGGGCAACCCGCTGGACTTCCTACCGGAGCCGTAAATGGCGTGTGGATGCGAATCTGGGCCAATCTGCAAGGCTCCCGGGCGACGGGTGCGGCGCGTCACGCCCGCGCAGCAGGCCGAAGCCGCGATGAGGGTGGTCTTCGGGGGTTGCTCTAGGGGAGCCTGGGTGCTTCCGGGGCGGAAGTACGGCACCCCGCGCGTGCGTTGGTTGGGCCTGACGTGGGTGGGCATCCCGTGGCCCGTGCGTGCGATCCTCCTCGATCACGGCGTAAATGGCTCAGTTTTGGAAGGGTGCGGGTGCATCGCGGGCTTGAAACTCCGCTGGCTCCGGCTGAAGCGCTGGGCACGCTAGGGGTTCCCCTCGATTCTGTGTATTTGGGGAAAAACACTCTACATCCTGTAGGCAAAGTGCTTTGTAGCCGATATCTTTTCCTACGGAGGCAACATGCGACACGAACAAGTCAATCGCGAGCTGCAAGCGGCCAAGTCTGACCAGACCGAGGCAAAGGCCCTCGACCGGGTAATCAAGGACATTGAGGACGCCAAGTGCGAACACTGCGGCGGTGAGTTGGTGCTGGAAGAGGGCATCTACGAGCCCGACACCGACTCAGACCAGCCTCCGGGGTGGTGGTGCGATGACTGCGGCACGCTCCATGCGTGGGCGGTTCACCCGGAGGACTTCACGCAGGCCGAGGGCAACACCGACCTGATCGGGAGGGACGAATGAGCAAGCACACACCGGGGCCGTGGAGTATCGACGGGCCGACTCGCATGGGTGGCGCACGCATTGTCGCGCCGTACAAGCCTCAATGTACATACATGGTTGCAGAAGTTTTGCCAGATTGCCCAGACGATGCGGCGAGAGATGCCAACGCCCGCCTCATCGCCGCCGCGCCCGACCTGCTTGCCGCGTGCAAGGCTGCTGTAGCGACTGGCATGGTTCCCCAACTGGATTCACTTCCGACGAACACGAAGACCGCAGTCGGCGACGCGGCCAAGATGATCTACGACGCCATCGCCAAAGCGCAATGGGGTGCCCAATGACCACCGGCGAACGCTACATCACCACCACCTGCGCCGCCTTGGTCGGCGTGGGCCTCGGGTACATCGTCGGAGTGGAAGCCCCCGAGCCTGTCAAGTCTGGGATTGTCTGGGCGGTGCCGACCGTGCTTTGCGGTTTCGCGGCGTGGCACGTCGCCCGAGCGTTGACCTGGGCATGGTCGCCCCGGCGCGGGTTCGAGAGTGGTTACACCGGCGTGAGTTACGCCAAAGTCTGAAAGGAAACACATGGCGAAGATCACAAACGGCATCATCACGTCGGCACACCTCGGCTTTGACCGAGACGCCTTTCTCAGTCTGTGGGTATTCGTTAAGCACGAGGACGGCGGCGTGCAGGGGTTCGGGGGATACGTCCTCGGCGGCGTACCGGGCATTGCGGCAGGCCGCCATGCAACGCAACCGAACATCGCCGCAGAACACATTGTCGGCGTGCTGCGTGCCGCTGGCGTTGAACGGCTGGACCAACTACCCGGCAAGGCCATTCGCGTTGAGCGCGAGAGCGATGAGTTTGATGCCAAGATCACGGGAATCGGCCACATCATTGAGGGCGACAAGTGGTTTAGGCCCGCCGAGGCCAACGCCAAGTTGAAGATTGGGTAGTCAACACCTCCGGCGGCGTGGACGGCGACACGCTAGACGTGCCGATCAACTGGGCTAGGTGTGGGCACGCCATAAATAGACGGGAAACCCAGTAAGCCGGTTCGACTCCGGCCCGGAGGATTAGGAGCAAACATGGCAACTGTCAAAGCGAAGGTTGTTGAGGTGGTGGATGGTCCGAAGATGCCCACCGTTTGGGTCGTGGCGTATATGTCTATTCCGTTTGGGAACAAGCCTAGTCCTTGGGTTACCACGGCGATTCCATCATCGGAAGAAGCAGTACGATTTGCAACATCCCTTGCCAAGACTGGCGGCAGCGTCGGCAACATCCGCATCATCGAAATACCGGGGGAAGCATGAACAACCAACCACCCGATGACGCCGTTTCGTCGGCGTATCAGATCACCAAGCAACTCGTTACCGATTCATGGAACGTGGCGGTGGATCACACCATCAAAGCGATGGAAGAGGTGCTTGTTGAGTATTTGAACACGACACACAACCGACCCGAGCGGAAGATCGTGATTGAACTGCAATACAGGCTTCTGGAGCTGCGACACAAACTGCACAGGCCGCTGGAGGACAAGCGATGATCCGCGAGCTGTCATGGGCGGACTACACGGCACTGGACGCGATCAACCCTTCGCTTGTTACATACGGCGATCAACTCTCCATGCTCCACATGCTCTACGAGAAAGAAGATTCATCACCTCCCACTGAGGCGATGGTCATCGGCACCCTCACGCACATGATGGTGTTCGAGGCCGGGCGGTTCGCCGAGACTGTTTCGGTGTTCGCGGATGGGTCGAAATTGACGAAAGCGTGGAAGGAACATAAGGCCACTGCGGAAGCCGCTGGCAAGATTCCTCTTCACGCCGACGACCTGGAAGAAATTCAAGAAATGGCCGATGCGGTCGCGGACAGCCGGACGTGTTCGGCGATGGTGGGCATGAAGGGCATAACCGAGGCTTGCCTGACCTGGACCGACGAAGAGAGCGGCGTCGCGTGCAAGTCGCGCCTCGACCGCTACATCCCCGATGGCAACGTCGTCCTTGAGTTCAAGACCGCTGTCAGAGGTTCACCAAGGGCACTTCGCCGCGTGATTCGTGAGAACGGCTGGGACATTGCTGCTGCGATGCGAGTGGACGCAATCACCAAGATCACGGGCAAATGCCCCGAGTATTGGTGGATTGTGGTAGAGAAGAAACCGCCAAAGGACAAGGACGCAAAGGTGCGCCGTCCGGTCGTCACTCCGTACCGATGCGATGCTGGCTACTTGGCCTTGGGCCGCGCGAAGTACAAGCCCGTGCTAGCGAAGTGGGCACAGTGCTTGAAAACGGGGTACTACCCGGCGTATGCGGAAAAAGGCGGATTACTGCTGACTCCCGACGCCTGGGAGTTGAAGCAGTTCGAGGTTGAGTACACAAACGGAGGTGAATCGTGAACGAGATTGTGAAAGCACAGGGCGGGACGCTGGCGCGGGTGGAGATGTTCACCCCGGAGGACATTCAACTTATCCGGCAGACCGTCGCCAAGGACGCGAACGATGTTGAGTTCAAACTGTTCATGCACATCTGCCAGCACCGGCGGCTGAACCCGCTGCTCAAACAAGCCTACTTCACGAAGTACGGGAACAGGTTTGCGATCGTCACCAGCGTGGACGGGTTCCGGTTGACTGCCCAGCGCACGGGCCAATACGCAGGCCAAGTTGGCCCGTTCTGGTGTGGGCCGGATGGGAAGTGGGTGGACGTGTGGACCGCAAAGGGCCAGCCCACCGCAGCTCGCGTCGGCGTGCTGATGAAGGGCAACGCTGAACCGATCTGGGGCGTGGTCCACTGGTCAGAGTTCGGAAGCGACCAGAACAAATGGAAGACCATGCCCGCCCACATGCTGGCCAAGTGTGCCGAAACGCACGCACTCCGCAAAGCCTTTCCCGAAGAGTTGAGCGGTTTGGCGACGGAGGAAGAACTCCACATGTACCCCGAGCAGCCGAAGCCCAACGTGGTCGTGAGTGTGCCCGGCTCCCCCGAGGCCGCAGACGAAAAGCCCGAGCCCGCGTTCGATGAGGATGCGTTTCAGGCGTGGCGTCAGGAACTGGACACGATCGCGCACGAGCAGCGGTATGCACCCGAAGAGTTCGATGCGGTCTTTGCCGCGATCCTGCGGGCGAAGGGATTTACCGACGCGAAGGCCGTTCCCGTTGACATGCGGGCACGGTTTACCGAAACGCTCGCGGCGGGCAAATGGGAGCCGACGCGGGCGAAGATCAACGCATCCAAAAAGGAGCAAGCATGAACGTTGTCACCCTGATGGGCCGCCTCACCCGCGACCCGGAAATCCGCTACACCAACAGCAACAGCCCGGTGTGCAATATCTCGGTCGCCACCAACAAGAAGTACAAAACCACCGCTGGCGAGGACCGGGAGCAGGTCGTCTACACCGACTGGGTTGCGTTCGGCAAGATGGCCGAGGCGATTGCCAAGCACTTCCACAAGGGCAAAGTGATCGTCGCCAACGGCGAAGTCTTCCAAGATCAATGGGAGAAGGACGGGAAGACCATGACCCGCCTCAAGTTCTACCTCCACCATTACTCATTCGTGCCCACCGATTCACCGCGCGAGAAGCCCAGCGGTCAGGCGGCGTCAGCACCGGCGGCAAAGGCACAGGAAATCAACGATGCCGACATCCCCTTCTAAACCCATCACCGTCACGCTCAGCCTTCCGCCTGCGGAGTTGCACC